GTGATAGTATCAGCAACTCCGTCAATAGTACATCTTAGATTAGCAATAGCAATTCCATTTAATGGTGTTGCTCTATTTATATCAAAGTTAGCTTTAAAGTAAACTTTTGCGTTTGATACATCGGCTCTACCAGTCATATAAATATCTGTAATAGGGTTTACATCGGTGTTAATATCAAAGTCTAATGAACTTCTATCTAAAACCGCCACATCTCTATTAAATTGCGTTTCGTTAATCAATTGAATAGTAGTTGATACACTTGCAGAAGTATTGCCATCTGTAAACATATACGTACCACTATTTAACATACCTAAATCGAAACCGCTAAAAGTAGTTCCGTTAGTTGCTCCAGCAATAGCACCAGTAGAGAATACAAATAAAATATCAAATGCTTGTTGACTATTATAAGTGTTTAAAGCGTTTGCAAACTTCCAACCACCTTTTAAGAATTTAAAAGTAAATTGTGGCAATCCATTACGTACTACTGACGTAACACCACCTTGATACTCTTCAGTTGTTGCCTCAGGTGTATTATTTGTTACTTCAACCGCTCCTAAAATTGGCACAAAGTTACCTAATTGTATTTGCTCATTTACGTAGTCTTTATCAAATACGTCTGTAAGCAAGTTAATACTCCAACCTTTAGGTACAAGTATTTTACCAGTCAATCTACCCTCTTGTAAGATACAATCAGGTAAACCTAAATTCTTACGTGTAGTAAGACAATCTTTTTGATTTATTAATATCATTGTTTTTAATTTTTTATTTAATTAAAATTTATTGTTTGTAAGCAAGAACTAATTCCGCTAAACGTAATTTCGGAATCTAAAACTATTGCATTACAAATAAATACTAAACTTTCTTCATTACGCATTGAGTAATTCTTTACTCTTTTTGTTTTAAAGTTTTTATTGTCGTATCTACTAATTCCGCTTTGTTCTAATCCGATTAACAAATTATCCAAAATAGGTTGTAAAATAATATCGTAATCGTATTCGTGTTGATATGCGTTAAATTCGTTTGGTGCTTGACTTTCATACAAAATTATAATTCTTGCATTACGTTTAACACTTGGCTCTCTTAAATCGTTTATATCCTCTCCCTCAGCTAACCAAATTAAAGGAAACGACAATTTACCAGCCATTGTTAAATATTTAGTCAAAACCTCCTCAGTTCCCCAACCGAAATTAATCTTTTGAGTTAAACTGCCACTTGTTAAAGGCGGTAAAACTTGAACTATTCTCGATAATTGGTCTTCAAAAATTATCATAAACCCCAATTATTAATCATTCCATCGAATACGAAATTTGAAGCATCCCAATTCAAAACCGCTTGTTTATCACATAAATATCTAAACAATGAAACCTCGTTACTATTAGTTAATCCAATCCAACTAAGTGTATTGTCTTTTACTTTTGGAAACTTTGTTGCAGTACCTTGATATTGTGTTATATAACTAATGTTTGCTTTTGTTATATCTGCATTAGCGCTAATATTTTCAGCACCTTGCGGATTTACTTTAACAACGCCAACACCAGTTAAACTATTTGCAGTTTGTCTAAGAAACTCTTCTTTGATTTTACAAGCTATTAAATTGAAATCATAATCTAAACCTCGCCACACTTTACCATCATAAGTATCTCCTTTTACTAACTTTTCTAAATCAGCATATAGCGGATTTACATAATCATCCGCTATTGCTAATTGTAGTTCGTTGTATAAATCAACACCTAAAGAGTTAATCAATATGTTTCGCTCAACTTCAATACATAGATTATCAATATAACTTGTGTTATTTGGTGTTTCTAATGATGGATTAGCAGTTATAAAATCCTTACTTAAAGGAATATATAACCAATTGCTTTTTTGAAATTGCGCTTTTGTATTGATTTGTGGCATCTTAGATTAGTTTTTCTCTTTAACGTCTTTTACACTTCTATTCTCGTCAGTAGTCACTTCAAAGTCAACTCCTTTAACTAATTTTGCTTTTCCATCAGCAATTAGTTTTTCTCCTTGTACTTTGTGTACTACTTTAACTTTACCATTAAAGAAACTTTTTTCAGTCCCCTCGATAGTCATAAAATCTGCTTTGTCAAAAGATACTACTTTATCAGTAGATGTTGCTCCAGCACTTTGTTTGATTTTTACTCCCATTTTTTGTATAATTTATTATTAATAATTTACGCTTGTTGTAATGCAGTTTTTACCGCATCTAAATCAAGTTCAACCCACCCTACTAAATCACGTTCAGCGATTTGCATAATTGAAAATACCTCTCCAATAGCAGTATATTCGTTTTCTATTAATTGACTACCATATTGACCAGTACGCATAATAAAATTAGAATGTTGCTCTCTGTACAATCTACTTTCTCCAACATAAGCGAAACCTTGTGCAATCGTGTTAGATTGAACTAATCTCATTCCGTTAATAGTTCCAGCAGTTGTATTGATATAAGGCGTTAACTTCAAATCACCCTCAGTATTTTGTACAAATAATGTAGCTACTAAATCCGCTGGATTCATTAACACAATATCAGGAGAATAATTCAATGCTTGTAGTTGTGATTGACCAGCAACTACTGCTAAACCATTATCAGGTTGTGGGAAAGTTCCATCTAATACAGACGATACATAAGCAGTAGCATTAGTTGTAATAGTTGTTACTAATCCTTTTTGCCAAGTTCTAATAACGTCTTGCTCAAACAAATTAATAATTTCAGCAAACAACGCCATAAAGTCCATTTCAAACTCTTCTGACCATTCAATACGCCCAGCGTATTTGACTCTGTCTGTTGAAGTTCTTACAAACTTATATTGTTGTAATGGTTTAACTGCTCCTTCATCAGTAACCGCAACAGCCCCTTCTTTTGGTGCTTGTTCTTTTCTAATTCTCTGTGCTGGTACATTAGCAACTTGAGTATTAGGAATTACATTTAAAATGAAATTCTCAGGATAACGAATTTTTGCAATATCGTTGTCAACTAATACGTTATCTGTAACTGGAAAATCTAACCCAGTATCATTAGAAACTGTTCCATTAGTTGTTAAATGAATTGCAGCCGCTTTAAATTCGATTTGATACGGAGTTTTGTTTTTAATCGCATCAACGATTTTAGCGTGGTCTTTTTCAATTGTTTTTTTCAATTGATACTTTTCTACTTCTGACAATTTAATTGCAGTTTTGTTGCCTAACAATTCAACTTGCTCTGCAACCTCTTTCATTTTTGTCATAATAGTAACAACATTGTTGTTCTCATCTTTTTCAGCTAAACCAATTCTTTCATCTAATGCTGTTTTTAATGCATTTTCAAAAGTTGAGTTTTGCGTTTCCATTGCTTTTTCAACCGCAGTTGATAATTCAGCAATTACCTTTTCTTGTCCGTCTTCAAAAACAATACCTTGTTTTTTTAACGATTCTACTAAGTCAATTTTCATTTTCTTACTTTGTTTTAATGAATGTTAATTTTTGTTTCTCTTGTGTTTGAGTGACTTTTGTCGGCTCTTCTTGCTCAATTGTTTCATCAACGGATTGCTCAATATTTTCTTTATTTTCAGACGTTGAATAAACGCCAGTATTTTCATTTGCTCCAAATAATACACAACTATTTTCAAGTATTTTAGCCTCTACAACTGCAAAGAAATAGCCATATTTATCTACTAATTCTTTATTTATTACTTGTGGATAGTATTTATCCCAATTCTCTTTATAGGTTTTGTCTTCTTCAATATCACTATCGTAACATAGTTTTATAATAATATATCTTAAACCTATTGAGTGTTGTTTAATTTGATTGTCTTTGTATAGATAAAATGTTTTTTCGTCATATTCTTTTGACACAATAGAACGCATCATTAAAGCTTGTGCTTTTGTTACATCACTTTCAATACCAAAATAAGATAAATCAAACATTTTAGTATATAACTCAGGGTCTTTACCTACAATGTCATCAGTAGTATATTTATGGTTTTTTAAGTGATAAACAATAGACTTAGAATTAATAGTATTTTTCCAACTATCTTTTATCATTACATCCATATAAGTATCACACCAACCACTCAAATTAGCAATTGTATTAACCTCAATTTCATTAGGTTGCAAAGAAGTTCCATCCTCTTTTATAGTTTGCTTTTCGTTTACTGGTAAACAACCAAAATCAAATATATCTGACTTGATAGGCATTGAACATTTTTGCTTAATTAAAGACTTTTCGTTTTGTCTTAAATAAGCGAATGTTTCTGCTTTAGTTTTAAATGTTGGAATTGTTACTCTCATTTCTTTATAATTTTACCAGTATCTACTGCTTTTTGTTTTGTCTTTTCAATTGCTTTTAACTTTTCTAACTGCTCTTTAGTTAGTGGTGTTTTTATTTTTTTCATAACTTAAATACTTAAATTATTATACTTATCTGTTAATTTAGCTAAAGCATCATTTACAACTTGCCCCTCTGCTTTTAACTTACTTATATTATCAATCAATATTCCATCCGCCTCAAAACTTACTTTTTTATCCTCTTGCAATATTTCTACTTGGCTAAAGTCAGGATAAAATATTACATTGTCAGGTAAATAATACGCTTTTGATAATTCTAAACCTCTTTCAATAGCGTTTGATTTAATTACTGATTGCCACAATTTACGCTCTCCATCAATTTTATTTGCAAATTTACTTGGGTTTCTTTTAGGTACTAAATCAGCATCCAATCCAAACACACTTGCTATAGCTACCGCATCCGCCTCTGTTTCGTCAAATGGTTGTAACTCTTGTATTGTAGCTATTGTTTTTAAAAACTTT